GATCCGCAACAAGCGCGGCTATGCCCATCAGGAATGGCAGAAGATGCGCGAGCGGAACGAGGCGCTGGACTGCCGGGTCTATGCCCGCGCCGCGGCGTGGATCCTCGGTGCCGACCGCTGGGACGAGGCCACCTGGCGGCGGCTCGAGGCGCAGGCTGGTGTCGAAACCAGGATGCCAGCTGTCACCGCACCTGATCCTACACCGCCCGATCCGGCCCAGCCCAAGGCCGGAACCCTGACCACGCCACGCCGGAAACGGCGGGCCTATACCCCGAACTTCATGAGGGACTGATGGACCTGGAACGCATGCAGGCCCTGCTCACGGCACTGCAGGAAGCCCGCTTCGCCGGGCTGCGCAGCGTCAGCTACGACGGCAAGACAGTGACCTATGGCTCAGACGCCGAACTGGCGGCCGCGATCCGGGATCTGGAGGGGCGCATCGCCACCGCATCCGCAACGCCCCGCCGCCGCCGCTGGGTCACCGTGGCCAGCAAGGGGCTGTAAAGATGGTGCTCGACGCCTTCCGCACACGCCTCGGCAGCATCATCGGCGGGTTTGACGCGGCGCAGTCCCATCGCCGCATGCGCGGGTTCCGGGCCACCCGGGCGCATGTGAACACACTGATCGCCGCCTCGGGCGAGACGATCACCGCCCGGGCGCGCTGGCTGGTCCGCAACAACGGCTATGCCGCGAATGCGGTCGATGCCTTCGCCAACCATGTGATCGGCGACGGGATCAAGCCCTCGTCGAAGATCGCCGATGCGGCCAAGAAGGAGGAACTGCAGAAACTCTGGCTGGCCTGGACGGACGAGGCCGATGCCGAGGGGCTGACCGACTTCTTCGGCCTGCAGCGCCGGGCGGCACGCGAAGTCTTCCTGGCAGGCGAGGTGTTCCTGCGCATCCGCACGCGGCGGCCGGAGGACGGCCTGACCGTGCCGATGCAGCTGCAGATGCTGCCGTCAGAAATGCTGCCCCAGGACATGACCCGCGTCCTGCCCGGTGCAGGGTCGATCCGGCAGGGCATCGAGTTCGACGGGATCGGGCGGCGTGTGGCCTATCACTTCCTCCGCCGCCATCCGGGCGACATGACCGATCCGGGGCTGGCCGGGGAGACGGTGCGCGTGCCCGCGTCCGAGGTCATCCACATCCTCGACCCGGTCGAGGCTGGCCAATTGCGCGGCGTCTCACGCTTCGCCGCAGCGGTGGTGAAGCTGTTCACCCTTGATCTCTACGACGATGCGGAACTCGAGCGGAAGAAGACCGCGGCGATGTTCGCCATGTTCATCACGTCGCCCGCCCCGGAAACCGCGCTTGATCCAGCCGAAGACGATCTGGAGGTGGAACCCGGCCAGGTGGTGCGGCTCGACCCCGGCGAGGATGTCACCACGCCCGCGACGCCGGACTCGGGCAGCACCTATGAGCCCTTCCAGTACCGGACGCTGTTGCAGATCGGCGCCGCGCTGGGCGTGCCCTATGGCTACCTGACCGGCGACACCGCCAAGGGCAACTTCTCCAACACCCGTATCGCTTTGGTCGACTTCCGCCGCCGCATCTCGGCCTTCCAGCATTCGGTCATGGTCTACCAGCTCTGCCGCGCCGTCTGGACGCGGTGGATGGACATGGCCGTGCTGGCGGGTGCCATCGACCTGCCCGGCTATGCGACGGAGCGGCGCACCTGGCTCGCCTGTGACTGGCTCCCCACTAAATGGGACTGGATCGACCCGGCCAAGGACGCCTCGGCGGAAATCCTGCAGATCGAGGCGGGCCTGAAATCCCGCACGCAGGCAATTGCCGAGCGCGGCTATGACGCTGAACAGGTCGACCGCGAAATCGCCGCGGAACGGAAGCGTGAGGCAGACCTCGGGCTCGACTTCCGTCGGCCGGGATCGCCCGCACAAGCGGCGGGTGGCGGCGCTGGGCCTGGTGACACCGAGGGCCAGCAACAGGACCAGCAGGTGGTCGGCAACCAGGACGACGACGGCGAGGACCGGGAACCACGGCCCGCGGAGGACGCATGATGCACCACACCCAGATCGCCCAGCGCGTGTTCAATACGCCCCTCATGGTCGATCCTGCCAAGGCGCTGGCCTTCCTTACCGGCCTTGGGCCGCGGATCACCGGCCGCGAGATCAGTGTCGATGGTCTGGAGGTCACAGCCGAGGACCGAGCCAGCGCCACCCTGCCAACCCGGGCGTCCCTCTTCGGTGACGACCTGACCAACCGCCAAGCGCGGAACGGCAGTCAGCCCTTCGCTGTGGTGGACGGAATCGCGGTCATCGAGATCGCAGGCACGCTGGTCCATCGCGGGGCGTGGATCGGGCAATCCTCCGGTCTGACCTCCTACGAGGGGATCGCCGCCCAGCTGCAGGCGGCGCTTGCCGATCCTGCGATCCGCGGCATTGCGCTCGATATCGACAGCTTCGGTGGGGAGGTTGCAGGAGCCTTCGATCTGGCAGATCGCATCCGCGCGGTCAGGGCGCAGAAGCCGGTCCACGCCTTCGTCGCCGATCACGCCCTCTCGGCCGCCTATGCGCTGGCATCACAGGCCGACCGGATCATCCTGCCCCGCACAGGCGCCGTCGGCAGCATCGGTGTCGTGGCCATGCACAGCGACATGAGCGGGGCACTGGACCAGAAGGGCATCGCCGTCACACTGATCCACGCCGGGGCCCGCAAGGTCGATGCGAACCCCTATCAGCCGCTGCCCGAAGCGGTCCGTGAACGCATCGCGGGCGAGTTGGAAGACCTGCGCCAGCTCTTCGCCGAAACCGTCGCTGAAGGTCGAGGCCGCCGCCTCGACACAAGCCGGGCACTGGGCACCGAGGCCGCCGTCTTCCGCGGCGAGGCGGCGGTGTTTGCCGGTCTCGCCGACGAGGTGGCCGATCCCGTCACCGCCTTCCGCGCTTTCGCTGCCGCACCCCGCGGCACATCCACCCCCAGAGGAAAGGGCCCGATGATGACCACTGCCCCCGAAGACCATGCGCAGCCTGCGGCCAGCACCCCGCCGGAACCGGCCCCGCCCGCGGCAATCGCACCGCCGCAAACCGCGGCGGCCGCGATGTCGCCCGAAGCCATCCGCGCCGAGGCGGCCGAGGTCGCGCAGGTCTGCGCACAAGCCGCGCGCCTCGGCGTGCAGATCGATGCCGCGGATGCCGTCGCCAAGGGCGTGAAGCCCGAAGCCCTGCGCGCCAAGGTTCTGGCCGACCTTGCCGCCCGCAGCGATGCCGCGGGCATCATCGCCACCGCCCCGGCGGCGGGCGCGAAGGAAAGCCCCATCGTCGCGGCCGCCAAGAAATCCGCCGCCGCGTCGCGCTGAAAGTTGCGCCCGCGCTGGGCACCCCCATCCCCCAACATCCTGGAGACTGAACCATGCCCGTCCTGACGGAACCGCCCAGCATGGGCGATGTCCTCAAATACGAGGTCAACCCGAACTATACCCGCGAGGTGGTGACGCTCCTCGCGGGCACGCCCTATCCCGTCGGCGCCGTCCTCGGCCGCATCACCGCCAGCGGCAAATACAAGCTCGCGACCAGCGGCGGCACGGATGGCGCGCAGACTGCCTCGGCCGTCCTGCTCTATGCAGTCGATGCCACGCTGGCCGACGCAATCGGCATCGTCGTCGCCCGCGGCCCCGCCATCGTCTCGCGCGCGGGCCTCGCCTATGACGCCACCGTCGATGACGCGGCCAAGATCACCACCAAGATCGGCCAGTTGGCCGCCGCAGGCATCATCGCCCGCGACGGCGTCTGACGCTCGGCTCGACCAGCCACCCGACGTCGCCCCTCCCTTCATTACCCGGAGCCCCACAATGACCCTCGTCCGCAATCCCTTCGACGCTGGCGGTTACTCGCTGGCCGAGATGACGCAGGCAATCAACATCCTGCCCAACCTCTACACCCGCCTTGCCCAGATCGGCCTCTTCCGCTTCGAAGGCGTCAGCCAGCGTTCAGTCATCATCGAACAGTATGAAGGCGTCCTCAGCCTTCTGCCCTCCGTCCCCCTCGGCGGCCCGGCCACAGTCGGGACGCGCGAGGGCCGGTCCATGCGGTCCTTCGCCCTGCCGTGGATCCCGCATGACGACGTGATCCTGCCCGCCGACATCCAGGGGCAACCCGGCCTCGGGGCCTTCGACGCCGCCGACCCTCTGGTCGAGGTGATGAACCGCAAACTGCTCCTGATGCGCCGCAAACATGCCCAGACCCGGGAATACATGGAGATGAACGCGCTGCGCGGCATCGTGAAGGACGGGGCCGGGACCACTCTCTACAACTACTTCACAGAGTTCGGCCTGGCACAGATCTCGTTCGACTTCGTCCTCGGCACCGCGGGCACCAACGTGCAGGGCAAGGTCCGCGAGGTGCTGCGCGCCATCGAGGACAACCTCCTCGGGGAGGCCATGACCTCGGTCCATGCCCTCGTCAGCCGCGAGTTCTTCGACAAGCTGATCGCGCATCCAAAGACCGAGGAAGCCTACAAGTTCTACGCCTCGACCGGTGCCCAGCCCCTGCGCGAGGATGTCCGCCGCAACTTCCCCTTCGGCGGGATCCTGTTCGAGGAATACTCCGGCACCGTCACCCTTTCGACCAAGGCCACCGAACGGCTGGTCCCGGCGAACGAGGGCATCGCCTTCCCGCTCGGCACGATGGACACCTTCACCACCTATGGCGGCCCGGCGAACCTCCTGGAAACCGCCAACACCATCGGCCTGCCCCTCTACGCCCGCCAGCATCTCGACGAGAAAGGCCGCTGGATCGACGTGATGACCGAAGCCTCGATCCTGCCGGTCAACAAGCGGCCGCGGCTGGCGATCCGCCTGCACACGTCGAACTGACGGACGCCGCCCATGTCCGTCTTCGCCGCCGCCATGGATCGCATCTTCACCCATCCGTCCATGGCGGCCCCTGCCCTCTGGATCTCGGCCACCACCTCCGAAGAACGTCCGATCCGCATCATCCGCCGCGCGCCCGACCGCGTCACCGACTTCGGCGCGGGCCGGTTCGTCAGCGACACGACGGTGGTGGATGTGCGCGTGGCCGACCTCCCCGCCCCGCGCCCGGGCGATGTGATCGTCATCGGCGCCGACAGCCATGTCATCCAGGGCGAGCCGCTGCGCGACCGCGAACGGCTGATCTGGACCCTCGATCTGAGGCCAGCATGAAGCTGAAGCTGGAAATCAGCCCCGACTTTGCCGCCCTGATGCAGGCCGAAATCGCTGCCGGTGAAAAGGCCGTCACCACCGCCATGCGCGAGGCGGGCGCGGGCCTCAAATCCGCCTGGCGCGCCCAGATCACCGGCGCGGGGCTGGGCACCCGGCTCGGTAACTCGATCCGGCTCGCCACCTATCCCAAGGGCGGCGAGAGCCTGAATGCTGCAGCATTGGTCTGGTCGAACGCCCCGGTGATTGTCGGGGCGCATGACACGGGGCCGCTGATCCGCTCGCGCAACGGGTTCTGGCTGGCGATCCCCACCCCGGCCGCAGGCAAATCCACCCGCGGCGGCCGCATCACCCCTGGCGAATGGGAACGCCGCACGGGGTTGCGGCTACGGTTCATCTATCGGCGCCGAGGCCCGAGCCTGCTGGTGGCCGAGGGGCGGTTGAATTCGAAGGGCCGCGCGGTGGCATCACGGGCCAAGACCGGCCGCGGGCTGACCACGGTGCCGATCTTCCTCCTCGTGCCACAGGTCAAGTTGCGCAAACGGCTGGATCTGGCGCGTGATGCCGAACGGGCCGTCGACGGCGTGCCGGGGCGGATCGTGGCAGGGTGGGTTGAAACACGATCATGACGGGGCTTGTCGACACGGCAGACCGATTGGCATATATTGCCAATGATCCGTAGGGAGACTCTCATGGCCACCAGAAACGTCGTCCTGACCGAAACGCAATCCGACCTCGTCGACCGCCTGGTAGCATCCGGGCGCTATCAGAACGCCTCGGAGGCCCTGCGCGCCGGGCTGCGCCTTCTCGAGCGCGAAGAGGCGGAACTTGGCGCGTTGCGCAGCCGTCTGACGGCCGGGCTCGAACAGGCTAGGCGTGGTGATCTGGCCGAGGGCAGTGGCGAAGATGCCATCCGTCGGGCATTTGCCGCTGCGCGTGCAAATACCTGATGCCGAAACCCTGGCGTCTTACAAGGCAGGCGGAGGCCTCGCTGATCGAGATTGCCAGCTGGACCATCGAGACCTTCGGTCCACGACAGGCGGCGGCGTATGAGGATGACCTGATCTCAACCTGTCGCGAGATCGCTGCGGGTACCGCCCTGTCACAGGATTGCCGTCGGCTCATCGACCCCGCCTTGGCCGAGGACCTGCGCTTCGCGCGGGCCGGCCAGCATTTCGTGGTGTTCGTCGATGAGATCGAGCAGGTGGTCATCATCGATTTCTTGCACAGCCGGGCCGACCTGCCGCGACGGCTGGCCAACCTGCCGCTGCCGAAAGGCGGCGGGGAACACTGACCCGGGCATGATCCCGGTAGAGGGACGCATCACGGCGGGGTGGGTGACAAATCTGGACAGGGACGTATGCCTGAACCGCCAAGTTCGCTTGATGGTTGAAATCTGCATCGTTAGCCTGATTCCGAAAGTGACCAGATTTCGGAGCTGCCAATGTCGTTGAAACCGTTCGTCTTCGCCATTTCCCTCGCCGCGGTCCTTCCGGCCTTCGCGCAAGACACCTCCCTTTCCACGGAATTGGCCGATATCGAACGGCAGCTGACAGAGATCGACGCGCAAGCCGCGCGCTACGACGGCGGCCTGATCCTGACCCTGATCGACGCACGCCGTGAGGCGCTTCTTCTCGCCAGGACACTCATCGAAAACCGGATCAACGCGGAAGCGGGTGGCGCGATTGTCGAAGTGACAGTCCCGGCTGTTCAGCCTGACGAGGCGCGTGCGGCGCAGATCCTCGGTGAAATGGCCGCTGCTCAACAGCGTATCGAAGAGGCGGAACGCGAAGCTGCAACCGGCGGCGGGCTGATTCAGGCGCTTGCGCTCAGCCGCGCAGAAACCGAACGCCTCACGCTGGCGCAACTGCAGATGGGGTATCTGCAGGCGAAATACGGCATCGCTTTCCCTGTGATGGTCGCTCAGCCTTCGGCAGCAGCTCCGGCCGCAGCGCTCGCGGCTGACCCTGCGACGCCGCCGGAGGGTGCAGCACAAACCGTCGCGTGGGCGGATGCGCGGTTTCCGGCCATCGACTATACGCTCGCGCCATTCGAGCAGGCCAATCGGGATGGGCATCGGATTTCCGGCTGGTGGACGATTGAATCGAGCCGGGCGGCGGTGGACGACAGTCCGCAGATCGTCGCGCTGAACCATTCGCAGTTCCAGCCGAACAACTTCATGGGCCAGACCGCCCTCGTCGCGCGCTGCATCGAAGGCGAAACGGCATTCGTCTTCGTGCAGGACGATTTCCTGATGAACGACTACCGCCGGAATTCGTTCGAAATGACGCTGCGCATCGATGACCAGCCGTCGCGGCAGTCTCGCTGGAGCAGTCTCACCTCCAACAAAGGGGCGGGTCTGTTCGGGCGGGATGCAGAGACGTTCATCCGGTCGATCTACGATGCCGACCGCCTCTTCATCCGGCTGGTCGAGTCAAACGGCCAGCAGCATGATGCGCTTTTCGAGCTTGCGGGGGCGCAGGACGCCTTTGAGGAAGTCGCCGCGGCATGCGGATGGACCACCCTGTCGCTTTCCACAGACGACTACCGCGCCATTCAGACCCTCCTGAATGCAGGAGGTTTCGATGTGGGCACGCCGGATGGACAATGGGGCCCAGCCTCCCAGAGGGCTATGCGCGCCTATCAGGCATCGGTCGGACTACCCGAAACCGGCGCGCCTGACCGGGCAACCCTCGAAAGGCTCGGCGTCCGTCAGTGACCAAGGGTTAGGCGGGCAGGACAGAAATCAACGTCGCGACTCTTCAATCCTGCCGACCTTCGGCACTCCCGATGGCCTGATCATGCCCACCACCCGCGAACTCGTCATCGCCGCGCTGCACGCGCGGCTGCAGCCGCTTGCCGCCCGCACCCTGCGTGACGAGGTGCTGCCAGAGCGGATCCCGGCGACCGGGCTGATCATCCTGCGCGATGGCCAGCCAGGGGAACCGGAGGTGACGCTGTCGCCCCTGCGCTATCACTACCAGCATCGGGCCGAGCTGGAGGTCGTCGTCCAGGCGGGCACCGGCCGGGCCAGCGCCTTTGACGATCTGATCGCATCCATCGGCTCGGCGCTGGAAGCTGACCGGACGCTCGGCGGCCTCTGCGACTGGGTCGAACCCGAGGCCCCGGCCTCGGTCGACCTGCCCGTCGAAGGTGCCGCAGCCCTGAAGGCGGCGCTGATCACCGTCGTCCTGCACTACACCACGACCGGCCCTCTGGGCTGAATTCCCCACATAGGAGACCTCCATGGCACGCGCACACGGCGCGCGGGCGCAGATGGCGCTTGCGTTCGAAACCGTCTACGGCACCCCGCCCGCCAGTGGCTACCGGCTGATGCCGTTTGCCCGTACCACGCTGGGTGCGGAACAGCCCCTGTTGAATTCGGAACTGCTGGGCTACGGCCGCGATCCCCTGGCCCCGATCAAGGACGCCGTCACCGCCGATGGCGAGGTGGTGGTGCCGATCGATGTGGAGGCCTTCGGTTTCTGGCTGAAGGCCGCCTTCGGCGCCCCGACCACGACGGGAACCACGCCCAAGACCCACACCTTCCAGTCAGGGAACTGGACCCTGCCGAGCATGGCCATTGAGGTCGCGATGCCCGAGGTGCCGCGCTTCGCGATGTATGCGGGCTGCGTGATGGACCAGCTGTCCTGGCAGATGAGCCGATCCGGCCTGCTGACCGCTACCGCCCGGCTGATCGCGCAGGGCGAGGCCATCGCCACGACAACCGCCGCGGGCACGCCGACGGCGCTGGGCCTGCAGCGCTTTGGGCATTTCAACGGGGTGGTGAAGCGCAATGGCATCGCCTTGGGCAACCTCGTCTCGGCCGAGATCACCTATGCCAACGGGCTCGACCGGATCGAGACCATCCGCAACGACGGCAAGATCGAGGGCGCCGATCCCGGCATGGCCGCGCTGACCGGACGGATCGAGGTGCGCTTCGCCGATAGCGCCCTCGTGACCCAAGCCATCGACGGCACGCCCTGCGAGCTGGAGTTCGCCTACAGCCTCGGCGCGAACGCCAGTTTCACCTTCACGGCCCACGCCGTCTACCTGCCCGTCCCGCGGATCGAGATCCCCGGACCCCAAGGCATCCAGGCCACCTTTGACTGGCAGGCCGCGAAAGCCACCAGCCCCGCCCGCATGTGCACCGCTGTCCTCGTCAACACCGTCACGGGATACTGACCATGATCCGCCTGAATCTCTCGAACCGGCCCGAATGGCTGGACCTGCTCCCCGGACTGCGTGTCCTCGTGGCCCCCCTGACCACCGCGCTGATGGTTTCCGCCAGAGCCGACCCGGCCATCGAGGATCTGTCGGAAAGCTCCAGCCAGGAGGACATGGCGCTGGCCATGGCCAAGGCCATAGCGCGCCGCGCGGTGCTGGAATGGGAAGGTGTCGGCGACGAGGCGGGCAACCTGGTGCCTATCAGCCCGGCCGGGATCGACGCCCTGCTGGAAATCTGGCCGGTGTTCGAGGCCTTCCAGGCGCAGTACGTCGCCCGCGGTCTGATGCTGGATCAGGAAAAAAACGCCTCCGCGCCCTCGCCGACTGGTCCTTCGGCGGGGGCGACGGCTACTGCGCGGCCTGCGCGGGCCCCTGCCCCGACTGCCCCGCAAGACTGAACCGCCCGCAGACGGTCGAAGGCTGGCAGGTCTGGGACCTGACCCAGCGCCTTGGCGGCCAGCTGCGCATCGCGCCAGGGGCGGTCATCGGATGGGACTTGGGTGCCGCCCTCTCACTGGCACAGGCGCTGGGCGTCAACACACTGATCGCCGCCGAACTGCTGCCCGAGATCGAAGCGGTGATGGTGCGCAAACTGAACGAGCAGATGGAAGGACGCCGGAATGGCTGAAAAAAAGGTCTCCGTCCGCCTCGTGGCGGAGGGCGGACGCCGCGTGCGCGCCGAACTGGAGGGTGTCGGCGAGGCCGGAGCACGCGGCTTTGGCCGCCTGTCGCGCGAGATGGAACTGGCCAACACCCGTCTGGCCAGCTTCGCCCGTCGTGCCGGTCTTGCCCTCGGGGCCGCTGCCGCAGCGGCCACGGCCTCGCTCGGCCTGATCGTCCGTTCCACGGCCGAGAGCGCCGCGCAGATCCGGCAGTTCGCGCAGGTCGCCAATGCCACGCCCGAAGCCCTGCAGCGCTGGTCGGCCGGAGCGCGGACGGTAGGCATCGAACAGGAGAAGCTCGCGGACATCCTGAAGGACGTGAACGATCGGGTCGGGGATTTCCTGCAGACCGGTGGCGGGCCGATGGCGGATTTCTTCGAGAATGTGGCCCCGCGCGTGGGCGTCACGGCTGACCAGTTCGCCCGCCTATCGGGGCCGGAAGCCCTGCAGCTCTACGTCGACACGCTGGAGCGGGCTGGCCTGAGCCAGCAGGAGATGACCTTCTATCTCGAGGCCATGGCCTCGGATGCCACGCGGTTGATCCCCCTTCTGCGCAATGGTGGGGCCGAGATGGCGCGCCTCGGTGACCAGGCTTCCGATTTAGGAGCTGTGCTGGATGGCGACGCCCTCGAGGCGCTGCGCCGCGTGCAATTGTCACTGGGTACGGTTTCGCTGGTGTTCGACGGCCTGCGCAATCGGATCGCCGTAGCCGTGGCGCCGACCATCGAGGCACTGGCCAATACCTTCGTGGCGCTCGCCTCCGACGGTGGGATCCTGCGTTCGGCCATCGACACGCTGATCGGCAACCTCGGGCGGCTGGCGTCCTACGCCGCGACCTTCGCGGCCGTCATGGCAGGCCGCTGGGTCGCAGGGCTCGCCGTCGCGGCACTCTCCGTGCGTGGCCTCGCCACCGCGCTGGTCTTCCTGCGCGGGGCCCTGATCCGCACCGGTATCGGCGCGCTGATCGTCGGCGCGGGCGAGCTGGTCTATCAATTCTCGCAGCTGGTGGCCCGGGTCGGCGGGGTGGGCGAGGCCTTCCGGCTGCTCGGCGATCTGGCCCGCGAAGTCTGGTCGCGCATCGGCCTGTCGCTGGACGCGGCGCTTGCCCGTATGGCGGCCGGGTGGGAGGGGCTGAAGGCGGCCGGTCTCTCGGCCCTCGAGGGAACCATCGCAGGCGTCGTCAGCTTCGGCGACCGGACGGCCGCGATCTTCCAAGGCGCCTATGACGCGGCGGTCGCGATCTGGGGCAGTCTGCCCGGGGCCATCGGCGACTTCGCGTTCCAGGCGGCGAACGGGCTGATCTCGGGCGTCGAGGCGATGCTGAACGGCGTCGTCACGCGCATCAACAGCTTCATCGAGACCCTGAATGCCGCGCTGGCCCTCCTGCCGGAATGGGCCACCGGCGAAGGTGGTGTCCGGATCGGCATCCTCGATCCGCTGGAACTCGGCCGGATCGGCAATCCGTTCGAGGGGGCCGCGACCGCTGCCGGTGCCGCCGCCGCAGATGCCTTCTCGGCCGCGCTGTCGCGGACCTATCTCGAACCGCCTGACCTCGGCCTCGGCGTGATGGCCGACGATGCCCGGGCTCGGGCCGACGCCTATCGCGAAGCGGCTGGCATGCTGGCTGACGCTGCCGGTCGGCCGCTCGCCAGCTGGCAGGCGCTGAAGGATGCTGTGACCGGCACGGGGACCGAGGCAGAGACCGCCCTGGCAGATGCCGCCGCCTCGGCGGATGCCCTGACTTCCGGGCTGAACGACACGGCCACTGCCGCCGATGGTGCTGGCGGCGCTGCACGCGACGCCGGAGCTGCGGCGGCCGAGGGTGCGGACACGGCCCTCACTGGCTGGCAAGCCGTCACGGCGGCGCTCTCCGACTATGCCGCCAAGGCGCGCGACATTGGCGGCGATATCGGCAGCGCGCTGGTCGGGGCCTTCCAGAGCGCCGAGAACGCCATCGGCGACTTCGTGAAGACCGGAAAGCTCGACTTCCGCGCCCTGGTCACGTCCATGATCGCCGACCTTGCGAAACTGGCGGCCCGGCGCTTCATCCTCGGCCCGATTGCCAATGCGCTCTCCGGCGCGCTGGGCGGCGCGGGCGGGATCTTCGCCAACATCCTGCACGCGGGCGGAATGGTTGGCGCCCCCGGCCCTGGCCGGATGGTCCCGGCCCTGGCCTTCGCAGGCGCACCGCGCATGCACAACGGTGGCTGGGCCGGGCTGCGCCCCGACGAGGTGCCCGCGATCCTGCAACGCGGGGAACGGGTCCTCTCCCGGCGTGAGGCTGCGGGCTATGGCCCGGTAAGCGCCCCGACAGTCAACGTCACCATTAACGCCCGCGACGCCGAGAGCTTCCGCCAGTCCCGCACGCAGGTCGCCAGCGACATCGCCCGCGCAGTGTCGCTAGGCCGGAGAGGCATGTGATGGCATTTCACGAGGTCAGGTTTCCGGATAACATCAGCCGCGGGGCGCGCGGTGGCCCCGAGCGGCGCACCCAGATCGTCGAACTGGCGAGCGGTGCCGAAGAACGCAACGCCAGCTGGGCCAACAGCCGCCGCCGCTATGATGTCGCCTATGGCATTCGCCGCGCCGACGATCTGGCAGCAGTCGTCGCCTTCTTCGAGGCTCGGAATGGCCGCCTCCACGGTTTCCGCTTCAAGGACTGGGTTGACTTCAAGTCCTGCCTGCCATCGCAGTCGCCGGGCCCAACCAACCAGCCGATCGGCACCGGCAACGGCGCGGCCACCCTGTTTCAGCTGACCAAGCGCTACACCTCGGGCGCGCAGTCCTGGACGCGGGCCATCACCAAACCGGTCGCCGGAACCGTGACCATCGCCCTGAACGGCACGCCGCAGCCCTCCGGATGGTCGGTTTCCACCGCGACAGGCTTGGTGACCTTCACCACAGCCCCCGCCGCAGGCGCCGCCATCACCGCAGGCTTCGAATTCGACGTCCCCGTCCGCTTCGACAGCGACACCCTCGACGTCACCCTCGATCTCGAACGACTGGGGTCGATCACCTCGATCCCTCTCGTGGAAATCCGCACATGAAATCTCTGA